CTATAACGCATAAAAATACCCTCCTTACTGGTTGTCCAGTAAAGAGGGTACATATCAAAGCCAGTGTCTTACCGGGGGTATTAATATTTAATAATGGAGAAATCATGCTGTCCATCAAGTCCAGTTTAGATATTAACACAGACAAAACGAACAGAGCGAACAAACTTTAAATTTTTGCTAAAAATCTTTCTACTGCCATTCTGCAGCCATCCGCTGTGTGATGTTTTCCCATCTTTCTTGCTACCTGCACCCAAGATAAACCTTCTATGTATCTTAATGTTATAAGCCTCCGCATTCTGCTATTGTCAATTTGATTAATACATTGTTCTATGAGGTTTATCTGCGTATCTATCTTCTCTTTAATGTCTATCTGCTGCCGCTGTCGTACTAAAAGAAGTGTTCTCTTCCGTGAATATGCCGGATAAGGGAAGCCTTCTACAACAAAATGCTGCTTACCTCCATCTCCACCGGTAACGCTGTCCTTTTCCGTATACCCTTCAGCTTCCATTTTATCAAGTTCTCTTTGTATCTTATCAATCGCGGCCTGTATTTCCTGTTTCTCCTTAATCAAATCACCGTACTGCTTAAGGAGGTCTTTTATATTGTCATTTTTCAAGTTATTCATCACCTACCCTCTTCTCATCTGCTGCCAGTTTTTCAACACTCAGGATTTCTAAAACATAATACTGTTTGTCTGGCGTAGCGCCCCACTTTGGTCTACCTTTTCCAATCCATAATCTACATCTTGCTTTTATTGCTTTAGAATTCTTGGAATAACCATTACGAAAAATAATCTCCTGAACCTTGTCTTTCCTTATCTCCTCTGGTACTGCCTCTCCTTGCAATAACTCAAATTCGCTTCTATCTAAGAAATTGTCTGGTGGATATAATGGATGTATGGTTATGGCTCCGAACAGATTCTGAAATCTTGTCTCATAGTATTCTTTTATATCCCGATACTCTTCTTTCTTCTCGCCTGAAAGAATCATATCAAACCACTTTTTCTTGATTGGCAATATTAGCATTATGAATCACCTGCCTTTAATTTATCTAATGCTTTCATGGCTACTTCTAACATCGGTTTGCTAGTTCCACAATTCTGGCCAGCATATGTACATTCTGTCTCTTTGAGATATCCGCACCCTATACATATTGCCTTTGCCACAGCCCTTTTCGAATCCTCTATAGCCTTATTTCTTTCCTTTCCTTTTTCAAGATAATCTACAGCTTCATTGACATCATTATTGACTACTTTACTATTTAAAAATGCTGTTTTAAACATTTCAGCAATCTCCTTCTCGTCAACTCCGCATAAACTAGGAACATTTCTACTCATATCCCCTATGATTCTTATAAAGAAATCTTCAAATTTATCCTGCATAAAATGTATTTCAAATTCCTCTGGCATTTCTATTATTAATTTCATTTTTCATACTCCCTCCTAATAAACATTTCTCCATCACACCAGAAATAATCTTCTGTTGTCATGTAGTTCTTTATAACTGTCTTATTGTTACATGTATATGTTCCGTCTGATGCCACACTCTTAGAACATTGTTCACAACAGATATACTCACATAGGTGTTTATGTCGTCTTCTGCTCACCCTTTCACCTCTCATTTTCCTTTTTTTGAATAAAAAATACCAGCCTTCAAAAATGACGGCTGGCTTTATATTTTTATTCATATCTTGTTTTCATTATGCCTTTTATTGTATCCAATGATATATTATCTGTCGTTTTATAAAAAACGCCTCTATATTCGCGTCCCACATCAAACTCCGCTCTTTGAACTATAGAATCACTTATACCAAAAATATTACTTATTGCTTCAGGCACTCTTCTTAATATAGTTCGTGAGCTTGCACAATTTTCTAATTCATCATCAAATAAAACAGACTCACTTTCCAAAAAATACTTTATTTTTTCTCTGTTTTCATTAACGATTCTCTCTGCACTAACAAGAAATTCATCTTTCATCTGCTAATACCTCCTTATATTTATATTATATCCGTCATTATTCAATTGTCAAAGAACAATACCTTAGGCAAATCTTAATTGCCCTGTCTTTTCCTCGTTTATACTGCAGTTAGGTATTCTCTGCGCTATGCATAATTCTTTAAGATTAGCTCTTACCAGTGCATTAGGTACCATTGGACTAACAGAATTGCCACATCTCTTAACCTGCTCCGCTCTTGGATATGTCTTTCCTGTGTAATCATGGTCGATTATGTAGTCGCTTGGAAATCCCTGGCACCCATACAGTTCTCTAGGTTCCAACATTCGCAAACCAATATCTACAATTTGATAATCCACACCTTCTATCGTTACTAAACCAAATCTATCCTTTGTTGTAACTGTATCAAGTGGTTGCTCTATATCCTGTCCTGTTGCATCCCCGTAATATTTAATTAAAAACGCTCTGACTTCTCCAAAATGCCCTGGTGATGTGGTTATGGTATGTAATGGTTCTCTTAAATCCTGTCCTGTGCCGCTTTTATAAAATTTGCTCAAAAATGATGTAACCAGTCCGTACCGGTTTGAACCATCCACAGTCATGATTGGATTTCTAATCGTCTGCCCTCTTACTTCTCCTTGTGCTGTCTCGGAATGGTACTGGATTAGTGTTGGCACCACCAGCGAAATTATCAACTATTAATTCCCCGTTTATCATATTAAGCCTCCATAAAGTCAAACAGCGTAGGTGTTTCTATCTCATTCTCTGCTTCCTGAAGATATCCAACACCATCTCTGAAATAGTCACAGCTCAGTTCTATTCCATAGCCATATCTTTTCATCTTTACTGCCGTCATTGGAACTGTCATTAAGCCTCCAAACGGGTCAAGAACCATGTCACCTTCATTGCTGTATCTGTTAATGATTCTTTCAACAATATCAAGCTGTAGTGGGCATACATGCATCTGCTGCCTGCGTCTGCTCTGTGTTGTATTAAGTGTTCTCATTCTGTTTATATCATCCCATACGTCAAGGTCATTCCATGAACCGGGAGCGACAACCATAAATGTGGCTGGGAGCTTATCATTTTTATCTAACTCTTCCGCAAGCTTCACATGTTCTTCATAGCTGTATACATTGGAACGGCTGTATTCCCTATAAACTCTCTGTAAATCATCAACACTAAATTCCTTAAGCTCATCTTTGCTTATAAGCCTGTCGCCTGAACTTCTCCAGTATCCGTGAGCGTCTATCTGCCATTGTGCCCTTGTATAATCTTCCTTGGTTTTCTTTACAGGATCATCCGCATATGCATTAGACTTATCTGTTGGAAGTTTACGGAAGAGAAGTATGTATTCAGGACAGCCTACGCCCATCTTTGAACCGTCTTTACACTGTTCAGACCATCCAAGGCGGTATGTCTGGTTATTCTCCCTGACCACATCTGTGACAACTGTTATCATGCCAAAATACTGAAATCCGTGTTTCATGTAGTGTTCTATACACTGTGCATGAAACGGCTCTATTGTAGGCATTCCAGTTCCTGTAGCATTTCCGAATAATACCCTGTCTTTAACATGGATGGCTGCTACCCTGCCAGGTTCAAGAATCCTTAAAAGCTCCGGTGTAAGGAAGTCCATCTGCTCAAAGAACTTTTCTGTATTCTCATTGTGTCCGAAGTCGTTGTAATTGGCGCTATACTCATAATGGTTTCCGAATGGAATGGATGTGTGTATAAGTCCTACAGAATTACTTTCTATTCTTCTGCACTCTTCAACACAATCATCATTTACCGCTGTATAATGCTTTCCCTGTACTTTCACTGTCTCAACTCCCATCTTTCTCTCTAACCGCTTTATTTTAGATGCCGGACTTAAACCATATTTCTTTACAATATCCGTCATTTTTTTAACCATGTGATTATGATTCTTCCATTTCTCAAGCAGTGCTTCTTTTATCTGTCTTTCGTTTTCCATGTATATAATGTCTATAACAACTGTATCTGTCTGTAAGAACCTGTAACATCTATGTACTGCCTGAATAAAATCGTTAAACTCATAATCAATGCCCAAGAATATCTCCCTATGGCAGTAACGCTGAAAATTACAGCCCGAACCTGATATTGATTTCTTTGTTGCAAATAGCTTGATTCTTCCCTGTGCAAAATCAATAACCCGCTTTTCCCTTAGGTCATAATCCTGCGAGCCGTATATATCTACAACTTCCGGTATTGCCTTAAGAATTGCTTTTCTTTCAGACTCTAAGTCATGCCACAAAAGGAAATGCTCCTCAGGTAAACTCTCTACAATCTCTTTCATCTTTTCAACACGCTGGTCAATGCTGTTTCTTTTTACTTCTGCAGCTTCCTTCAAGCCTGCTGCCGCTTCTGTAAATAACTGCATTTGTCCTGTTTTATCAGATGTATCTCCGTAATGTATTGGGATTTCATGCCACTTTACATCAAGGGGCGGTAATACATATCCCTCATCGGAATATTCCGGATTTACATCTGAAGGTTTCGTTATGAACAACGCCCATGATGAAACCCACAGCCAGAATTCATCTTCCATATTCGGGTACAATGTAAGATTGTTTGCCTTAGTGCTGTCTCTCTGAAAGAATCTTGTAAGTGCCTGCCCTGTATCCATTACCTCAAGATAGCCGGCATAATGTATAAGCTCTTTGTATCTGTTTGGACTTGGCGTTGCTGTTGCTACCAGCTTGTAAGGAACATTCTTGAACTTATCAAGAAATGTCTGGTATGTCTTGCTTCCAAAAGACCTTAAAACACTTGCTTCATCCAACGATGTTGCAACAAAATAATCCGGTCTTATATCACCATCCCTTACTCTTTCATAGTTGGTAAGCACAATACTGCTGTCACAGGATTCTACTTCTTCCATGCTTCTGCAATAAACAGGTGCATCATATCCAAGAACATTCACAGCGTCCTGTGTAAATTCCTGTTTTACTCCAAGTGGAAGAACAATCAAGGCCCTTCCACCCTCATGATTTATTACCTGTTTACAGAATTCTATCTCCTGTATGGTTTTACCTAAACCAAAGCTTTCAAACAAAGCTCTTCTTCCACCTTTAAGTGCCCATATTACGGCATCCCTCTGATGTGGCTTTAATGCTTTGTTAATATCTGCCGGATTTACTTCAAATCCACTATCCTGTGCAAGTTCTATCTTGCTTTCTAAAAACTCTTTGTATGTCATTTCTGAAAGGAACATCGTACGAATCACTCTGGCCAGAGTTCCAGGCTCCTTTCTGATACTCTTATTTCTCTGCTGCCCTCATGCATTTATATGAGCAGTAATATTTACAATTTCTTTTGTAGCCCCATGTCTCTCTGCTTACCGTTATTGTGGATACATATTTACCACATTGTGCACAATAAAACCCAAAAGCATCATTGCGCTTCTTTACTGGGAGACTTCGCCTTTCTATCCGGCTTGTCCTCTTTTACTGTTACTGCATCGCTTAATGCAGAAATACAGACTTCTAAAGACTTACAATGTTCTTCAATTACCTCACTTAAGCGGTTCTTGATATATTCAGCCGCAGAATCTGCTATGTCTTTCATGCCTGGGAGCTTGTACAGCTCTGTATATCCTGCGTAATGGCTTCTGTCTTCGCTCGGTTCTCCCTTAAACAAATCTGCTCCGGTAAGCTCTTCCTTAACGCGATACATGTCCAGTACCATATTTGCGCCATCTTCTATTGCAAGTCCAAGTTTTCCTATCTGCAATAATGTTTCCTGTGTCATTAGTTGTCCTTTCCAGCTTTACAGAATCCGATGATAACACTTGCTAATCCTGCTCCGGCTATAAAGCTTATTATCTCTGCAATCATATATCCTCCTACTCCCTGTTGTTCTCTAGCAGGGCATTATAAAATTCAGGGTCCTTAGGCGGACGCTGTTCGTAATTTGCAAATTTTTTTGCGCGCGCAGGCGCTATATTATTTTGTTTTTGTTTATGTTTATATATGGCTACGGTTTCTCCTACGCTTTGTCCTACGGATTGTACTTCGGTTTGTACTACGGTTTCTCCTACGCTTTGTCCTACGGATTTGAAAGTACAAATTTTATATTTATTAGGACTTCCTTTCTTACCTCTTTGGAATTCTATAAGACCTGCATCTATTAATCTGTTCCTGTTCTCGACTAATGTAGCCTCTCTTGACATCTGACAACGAGACATTACTCGCTGGTTATCTACTTGTATCCACTCGCACCACCCAGCCATGTTATTAATACTAAGTAATTTGTAGTACAATAACTGCGCTGAGCCCGGCAAGTAATGACTTTCGAGCCACCTTTCAAACCCGTTCAGTTGTTTTATGTAGTCGATTCTCTGTTCTGTCCTCACTGCACCACCTCTTCCAATACCACCTCTATTCGTGGATTATGCTTGTCTGTGAAAAAGTGGTCTTCAAAACCTACTATATTGTTCCAGCCATCATTATCCAGAACCTTACACTTAACAAGTGCGTCCTGTATAAACTTATGTGCAACACCTGATATATTATCAAGGTCACGCTTTCTATTTGGCTCATAGAAGGTATATTTAATCCTCACTGGATTATTTATATGAGTACGCTTTAATTTAAGCCTTATTGCGTTAGATATAAGCATCTGATACTGCTGTTTCATGTCATTACCGTCACAATGTCCATTATGAAAACATCTTTCCGCTTTAAGGTATTCATTCAATCCCGGCAGTGTGCCTTTGATTGTAAATGCATAGAACATCTTTCTCCTTTCCGCCTCCCGGTAAGTATGCAACCGGGAGACTGGTTTTATTCTGCTGTGCGAAAAATGTGATATATTCAGCAGTTATAAATAAGACCTTCCATATCTTTCTCTGAAAGCTTCTCTGGCAGGATCATCTTCATTCCCATAAAGACTTCTATAATATTCTTTTTCCCATGCAAGCTGACCTGCTATCTTACTCAGCTTTTCAGCAATGCTGTTATCATGTATCTGCCTTGTACCACCTGCCATATTATGTTCAGCATCACATACAGGTATCTTTACTCCATCTTCTTCTGCAAGTTCCCTGATTCCTATACCGAACAACATATGATGTTCTGTCTGTGTAGGCTTTCCACAAAAGATACAGAATCCGTTATATTTAGTTAAAACACTTTTCATTCTATACCTCCCCAATCAAATCACTTGACCAGATAGGAGCTTTAAGTATCTTTGTATGCTTGCAGTAATCACAGTGTTCACACCTTACCGGATCTATGTCATTATTCTTTAATGCCAGTATCTTAGGCACATTATTCTCAACTTCTGCAAGAGCTTCATCAAGAAGAGACTGTTCACATGCTATAACCTGTATATCCGGCTCTTTCTCCTTTGATACTGCTGCTATAAAGAATGGCAGTTTCTTTCCTGTATTAATTTCCACAACCTTCTGATATACAGCTCCCTGAAGGTAATATCCCCACTCATGCAGAAAATTCATGTTTCCTGCATCAGCATGATAGAATGTCTTGGTTATGCTCTGGCATGTCTTAAGGTCAACAATGCACTTATCCTTAATATAACTGTCAATCTTAATTTTCCATTTTGCACCAAACATATCAGCAGTCATTATTACCTGCTTTTCTCCGCTCATATATGCCATAAATAACTCATCTCGTTCACATCTGTTAATCATTTCATTGGCCTTAATATATTTAGCCATAAGTGAACCGTCTTTCTTAAACATACATGGATGCTGTGCCTTGAATACATCAAGCGTTCCCTCAAAATGTGCATCAACATAAGAACCAACCATAAGAGCATCTGAATCTTCCATATTCTCAACCCATTCTTCATTGAGTTTAGCCATTGCATAGGCTTCACAACCAGGACGACCAAGCGAGCCAATAAAATTTTTATACTGAGATACACTTAAGTATTCTCTGTCCGCATCTGTACTGTAATAATTTTCACTTGTCAATATCATTCTGCAGCACCTCCCATAGGATTAGGAACTTCCTCTTCTACTGGGAAATAATCTTCCGCTTTAGCCTGTCCATCCTTAAGGGCTTTATATACTCCTTTTAGGTTAATAAATTCATCTTCTCCGAAATCCGCACAATTACGTTCCGCATACTTTTCTATCTGTTCTCTTGTAACTTTGAATTCAACTTTAAATGCATTAATAAGCTTGGTTACTCTTTCATTAATAGGCTCCTTGCCTATTCCTTTTCTAACAGTTTCTTTACACTCTCCAACAGCCATATCAACAACATCTCCTGGTATAACTCCAAGAATGCAGGCTCTCATTCGTCTTGCACCAAAATTAGCTGTTGCCTCATAAATATCTCTGCTGTCTGTAAGCTGATATGTACCCTTCCTAGTGTCTCTCTTATGCTCTACTGTAAATATCTTGGTAACTCTTGTATTTGATTCCAGATCCCAGGCATAAGCCATCATCTCTGAAGAACCATTCTTCTGTTCAAGTTCAATAACTCCGTAATCAATATTACCCCAGTTCTGAGCAAGAGCTTCTGCAAGCCTTATAGATGGTCCCATAACAGTCTGTCCGCCTCTTGGATAAGAATATATAGCCTGCTCTGCTAAAGTTGCTCTCTGGCATGTTCTCTTGATTCTCTCCATTGCATCATATTCATCTCTTGGGAACTTCTTGGCCATTACTATTGCTCCCTGAACTTCCTGTGCCTGTCTGCTTATCATCATCTCTGTCTGTGATGTTTTAGGAACAGCCATCTGCTGTCCCATCGGTATCATACTGTCCATTAATTAACCCTCCTATAATTCTGTAACTATTAAATCTGTATCATCTGTTGTTCTTGTTGCTATAAACTGCAGTCCCTTGTCCTTGCATTTCTTATAAAGCTGATTTCTAAGTGTTGTAGAAAGCTTCTCTACACCATCTATAAGCAGGAGCTGTATTCCATTCGGCTTCTGCAAAGCTACATCAATGCATAAATCCAGCTTTTCACCCTCTGATAAATTACTGATTGGAAGTCCGTTAATAAGAGGTATTCCGTTTTCAACTGAAAGTCCTTCAATTGGTATACTGCATTCCTCCAGTATTTCGCCCGGTAATGTTCGTGCTTTTTCAATCTTATCTGTTAAAATCTGTGACTGCTCTGCCAACTCATCTACCTGATCCTGAAGCATTGCCATTCTGTCATACTCATTAATGTGGGCTTTCATATCTTCAATAGCCTGTGCCTGTTTACTAAGTTCAGATGTATCTCTTATATCTCTATCAACATACTCATTGTACTCAGCACATTGTGCGTTATATTCAGCAACGGAAGCTTCATAAGTTTTATCTGCTATAGCAAGCTTGTCTGCCATCTTAGATGCAAGACTGCTCTGTTCCTGTCTTAAACTTACAATCTGTCCTTCAAGTCTTGTAATATCCTCTGTTATCTGCTTATCACGAGAACTGAACTCTCTTTCAATAGCAGCTTTTTCAATCTCTCTATCTGCCTCAAACTTACGGATTTTATTATTCTTATTCTCAATCACCTGCTTGGCACGCTCCACAAGCTGATTATCACGCTGAATACTTTCTATCTGTCTATAGATATCTCCAGCAGATGCATTTCTCCACTTCTCAGCGTCATAACCTTCTGGAAGTGTCCTGCCTATATCTTCTATAAACGCTATCTTATTTCTTCTGTCTCTGTCTATATTCCTTCTGTTCTGGTAATACTCTCCATTTTCACTCTGAATGTCATTAAGAACCGCAAGAATATTCTGGTCATAATTAACCCATGCCGGTATCTCTCCAAACCACTGCTTAATAGTGCTCATATCCCAGTCATACTGAATCATATCCAAAATGATTGCATTCTGCTGTTTCTTATCCATAGCCATAAACTCTATTGGATTAAGCTGCAAAGGGGTAAATATCTCCTTAAGAAAAGCTTCTGGGCTTCCTATTTCACACCCATTCTGCTTGATAGATTTGTAATCCGCTCTATTAATACGGCTCTTTCTATCAATAGATAATCCGCTGTCCGTCTCAATAAGAATTTCTCCTTCAACAGCTCCGCGTCTTACAATTACATCTCTGCCGGATTTATTAGTTAATGCATATCTGATAGCATCAAGAACTGATGATTTACCTACACCATTTGTACCTGAAAGCTCTATGCTTTCACCATTCATGTTAAATTCCCTGATACCCAGTATGTCTCGAATCTGAATCTTTGTTGTTCTCATTATTTCCTCCAAAATTAAATAACATTTGCCCGTTTCGGGACTCCTTAAAATTACCCATATACTGTCTGCGTCTTTCTTCCTCCTTATCCTGGCAATCACATTTTTCTCCAGGGTCTAAAAGAGCACCACAGTAACTACATTCATAATTCCACATTGCTTTTTACTCCAAAATCGTCTACACTATCATTGAGTTATTATCTGAGTTGCGGTGTTGCCTCACTGCAGCTCTTTTTTATATAGTTGGAAGTCTGTATGTACCTTCCGGCACAAAGCTGAATATCTCCAACAATCTCAACCTTGTGTACCATTTGGCAGCCAGCTCCGTGTTACCATTCCTAAGATTCTCATTAATTCTCTTGTTGTAAGATATTATTAAACCTACTCGCCGCATATTATCCTCCTTTCCTAAATTACAATATCCTTTGGTTCATTCGGATTCGTTAAATCCTTTCCCTCGTTATCCCTGAAGAATCTTTCAAGCTCTGACTTCCTTATTCTTGTATGAGGGATTTTAAGCACCCTTATCTGATTTGCGTTGATAAGTGTATAAACATACTGTTTAGAAGCTCGCATGATTGTTGCCACTTCCTCCACTGTATACACCATATCCTCCGGCTCTCTCTTTATTGTTGCTATCTTCATAAGCCTGCTCCTTTCTTTGTTATATTTAATAATGCAAGTTAAAAATCTGCTTACTTCTTATCCCTTGCCTTATCTGCTCCTATCTCCTATACTTTCCTTACAGGCTATTGCCGTAGCCGAGTAATCGCGAAAGGAGATTGAACAATGAGAATTTATGCTTGCTTACTTGGTGAATGGATAGATATCACTGAAACAGCCACTGTTGCGGATAATCAGAACCCTGTCACATATTTCCGTGATAATTTAAAATATGATAAAGGTTCTCGATATGCTGATTGTTTCAAATATGATTACATCCATATTCAATACCAAGGTAAGGACTACAGAATAAATCCTGCATTTATTCAAATTGTCACAGAATAACATTCTGCTTCATCAAGAGGTCAAGTTGCTTTGGTTGCTCAAATGTCACCTTGGCTTCTTGTGATTCAAAGCAGGTATTTATTAAATGATTTATTCTGCTCCACTCTGAATGTGTCATTCCTTCAGCAAGTGAAATAATCTGCTTTGCTTTCTCTGGATACGTCATTATTTCTTCTTTACTCACTCTCTCACCTCCATCATCAAATCTCATTTAGGGCTTATTTGAACAAATGCTGTATCACATAACTGGAACATTCATTCAACTCTTCTTTTGTTGGGTGAATATTTTTCTTTTCTAATAATGCAGCCGCTGTTAATACACCAATTTTGTTCTTAATCCAACCACCTGCACATATTACTGTTGTTGCCAAAAATAACACCGCCATCTTGTCACCTCCTCGAATAGATTATGTCACATATCGTGTCATTATTAATCAAAAAAAATAGACTGAACCGACTTTCCATAATACTGTGCCAGTTTAATCTTTATAGAATCTCTTGGGATTCTTTCGCCACATTCATACATAGACAAAGCCGAATCACTTATGCCTATTGCTTTCGCAACTTCACTCTGTGGCTTATTTCCTCTTAACACTGTTAACCTGTTGCCTATCTCCTTGGGTTGCAAATTATCACTCCTTTCATGCCACACTTTGTGGCTCAACTGTAATATATCACTTGTCACATATCGTGTCAACACATTTTGTGGAATTTTTCTTGATTTTTCCACAATTCGTGTTATTATATATTTAAAGTAACATAAGGAGTTGAATTATATGGGTGATTTTCCTAACATATTCAGAAAAATAAGAGAACAAAGTGGACTTACTCAGCAGCAAATGGCTGATAAACTTGGTGTATCCAGAAGCGCTATTGGAATGTATGAGAATGGCGAAAGAGAACCAAATTTTGAAACTTTGGAACTAATTGCTGATACATTTAATGTTGATATGAACTATTTACTAGGTAAAAAACCTACTACTGAGGTTATTCCCGATAGATATTACCTCAATGATGATGCCAGAGATATGGCTCAGTTCTTATATGAGAACCCTGATTACAAAGTTCTCTTTGATGCATCAAGAAAAGTTAAACGGGAAGATATTCAATTTGTTAAGGAAATGATAGACAGAATGTCTACTAATAAATAGCCAAGGAGGTAACCTATGGGACTATCTGATATTTTAAATGCTAAGAAGCTCCGTGAAGAAAACGAACAATTAAAAAGATTAATTACACCTGAAATGCAGACTAGTTTTGATATGGCAAAGCATATAGAATCACTAAAAGCTCAGGTTAATGATTTACAGGGACAATTTGATAATTTGAATAATCGCATTAACGATAAAGGACAGGAATACAATAATCTTCTTGACCTTATAGATGAAACAAAATCAAAATTGATTATTATGCAAGACGATGTACTTGTACAAGAGTTTGGTTTGTATACACCTATTTATGATTTCGCCACATCTGATGGCTATAAAGAAAAATTAACAGCCATCAGAGATAAACAGAAACAAATGATAAAAAATGGTACTGCTGCCACTGGTGCTATTAATTGGCAAGTTAATGGTAGCCTACAAAAAGGTTCTAAGTTAGTAAGTGATACTCAAAAACTTTTGTTAAGAGCTTTTAATAGCGAATGTGATGAGGTAATAAATAACGTCAAATACAATAATTTTGATATGTCGCTTAAAAGAATTACAACCTCTCGCAACGCAATATCACGACTAGGAAAAATGATGCAGATTTCAATATCCAATGAGTACTATCAGGCTAAAGTAGATGAATTACATCTTGCTTTTGAATATCGTCAGAAAAAACAAGCAGAAAAAGAGGAACAAAGAGAGGCTAGAGCTGCTCTTCGTGAAGCTGCCAAGCTACAAAAAGAAATAGAAGAACAACGAAAAGCTATTAATAAAGAGCGTAATCATTATCAAAACGCTTTGCTATCTGTTTTAAAACAAATTGAATCTTCTCCTACGCCTTCAGATGAGCTGATACAAAAGAAAAATGAGCTCGAATCACAACTTGGTATCATTGATACTAAAATAAAAGATTTAGATTACCGTGAAGCTAACCAGCGTGCCGGTTATGTATATGTTATATCCAACATTGGTGCATTTGGAGAAAACATTTATAAAATCGGTATGACTCGCCGACTTAATCCTCAAGACAGAGTAGATGAGCTCGGAGATGCTTCAGTCCCATTTAATTTTGATGTACACGCAATGATATTCTCTGATAATGCACCAGCCCTTGAGAATGCTTTACATAAAGCATTTGAAGATAGAAAGGTTAATATGATTAACCATAGACGAGAATTCTTTAATGTAACACTTGATGAAATCAAAGAAGTAATTAGACAGAACTACGACAAGACTGTTGAATTCATAGATGTACCTGATGCGGAACAATATCGTGAAAGTTTGAAGATGAGGCATTAAATAATTTCTATTAACTAAAGGGGATGATAATTATTACTACTAATGTGATTTATGCAGATATGCCTGCAACTATTAAAGCATACACTGTAAATAACTGTGACGATTCTTTTACTATTGTACTTAACTCCCGTCTGAACCGGGAACAGCACCTTATATCATATCATCACGAACTTACTCATATCGAAAATGGAGACTACGACAGGCAGTGCAAAGATGTTGATTTTGTTGAAATATTTGCACATGGATTATAAATTGCAATATAACGCTATAAATTAAAATATATTGGTATACTTGACAAGACTTTTGGATATGATATAATGTCACTTGTAATTAGTGAATGACTGCTGGGCGGTCGCGGAAGAGTCTTGGGATTGTATTCCAAGGCTCTTTTTGCATATAAGGAGAAATATATGACTGATATACCTTTTTCATCAATTGATGAGCAGATTAAAAAACTTTTATCACAAAATTTAATTATAGATGATATTGATTATGCTAAATTCAAATTAGAATTATTTGGTTATTCGAATCTCATTAAAAGTTACAGAGAACCTTATGTAATCAAAACGGATACATCTATACAATATCGTTCAGGTGTAACATTTGAACAAATTCATTCTCTATATATGTTAGATAAGAATCTGCGTAATTCTGTTATGTCAGCAATGCAGGATTTGGAAGAACATATAAAAGAGACTGCTGCCAGCGTCGTAGCTGAAACCTTTGGTACTAATGAAGAAAATTACCTGGATTACAGAAACTACAGAAATAAAAAGAAACGAAAGAAAAGATTTACTCTGCCAGGTATACTTGATACATTAAAAAAGACTCTTGATACAGATAAAAATCCAATATCACATTATGCTGAAAAATACGGCAATGTTCCACCTTGGATTCTTTTTAAAAGCATTTATTTTAGCACAATTATTAATTTCATTGACTTATTTAAAAAAGACGAATTGGTTAAGCTTGCTCATAAACTATATAGTGACGATTTAGATATGTCTGATGAAGAATTATGTACATTAATGATGGATACATTATTTATATGTTTGGATTACAGAAATACCGCTGCCCATGGAGGACGCATTTATAATCATAAATGCAGTTATACCCTTCGCAAAGAAAAGATATTTGTCAATGGCATTGAACCTACCCCACCTGGTTTTAGTCAATTATTGTTTTTATTAAGTTTGATGGATTATAAAAGTCCTTATCTCTTTCTCCTCAAATCGTTAGAGATACAGATTAACAAACACTGCGGTAATTTTCCTCAAGATACAACATATTTAGGTCAGATACTTAATATGAATATTGTACCTCACAATATAGTGTATGTAACCAATAATAGCAATAAATATCATTCTATTAACCACTGCAGTGGAATAAAAGATGCCTTCGAAATTGATACGGAGGAAGCAATAGAAAAGGGATATGTACCTTGCAAACGATGTGTTAAAAAATAAATTACCATCCCGCTGACTTCACCGAGATGGTCCGACAAAATAAATAAAAGCTCCTGTGCTACCAACACAAGAGCTTTTGCCACGATACTTACATAAGCAGTGCCTATGATATAATACCGCCCTGAACAAGCCATATTATATCATTCTGAACACCGCTTTTGCAAGTAGGTGTATTTTTTATACCCATTTTTACTGTTGCACCAGTGCAACTTCCCAAAAAACAGAAAGGAATGATTAATATGAAAAAGAAAATATCTAAGGTCCTTACATATAAGCGTGGCAATCTATGGGCTTACCGAATGGTCCATATAAAATATAAAAGAATAGCTAGTGAACCTTTTTTGGTACACACCAAAAACATCACTAGCTAAACCTTAGTCAATATATAAGAACATTTATATATGTTCTATTTGCTTTCCCAGTTAAATGGACCTTCAACCGTTAGAATAATCTATTATAGTTTGAAGTCCAAGTGTTGAAACTGTGTTAATATAATACAATTATTGTAACTAGGTGTCAACAGTTTTTCATCGCTATTTTTTTACATTTTCATACAAAATAAAAGCCCCTATGCCACCAACACAAGAGCTTTTACCCGCGACTTACAATTAAGCTGTGCTCAATGATATAATCGCCCTAGACAAGCCATATTATATCATTTGAAACACCGCTTTTGCAAGTAGGTGTATTTTTTATACCCATTTTTACTGTTGCACCAGTGCAACTTCCCCAAAAACAGAAAGGAATGATTAATATGAAAAAGAAAATATCTAAGGTCCTTACATATAAGCGTGGCAATCTATGGGCCTATCGTTTTGAATCTGCCCCTGTAGATAGCAAAAGGAAGTGGATTACCAAGAGCGGATTTAAGAACCAATCTGAGGCATATGAAGCCGGTATGGTCGCATACACACAATATAAACAGACTGGCAAGAGCTTCACTCCATCTAATATCTCTGTATCTGATTACATGGATTACTGGATTGATAATTATTGCAAGGTCAATCTTAAAGCTAATACGGCATCAACTTACAAAAAGAAAATTGATTTATATATAAAGCCGGCTATTGGTTCATATTATCTTAAAGACATAGAGCCAAGTCTTCTCCAGGAGCTTATAAATAATCTTTTTAATACCGGAATGTCGCGAAACTCTCTCGGCAATGTTAAGGGCATTCTTACCAAGTCATTTGCCTACGCAAAGACTACTGCAAGATTTATTAATGATGACCCTTCTGCAACTATTTCTCTTCCGCTTCCAAGAGCAAAGGCAGAGGTTAAAACCAAAAAGAAAGTAAGAGTCGTATGGACTAATGAGCAGCTTGATACTGTCTTTAAAACATTTGCACAAGGACATATATATCATATGCCACTTCTTCTCGCTTATAGGTGCGGCATGCGTCTGGGTGAGATATTTGGTCTTATGTGGGATGATATAGACTTTGCTAAAGGAATATTGAGCGTTAACAGACAGGTACAGAACCATAATGATAAATGGTATCTGGAAAATCCTAAATATGATTCATTTCGTACCATAGAACTTGATGATATAACACTTTCAGAACTTAAAAGACTGTACGAACATGAAAAGGAATGTGAACAGTACTATAATGAATACTACAATTATATCTACTGTGAAACACTTGAGGATGACTCTAAGAGACTTACTTATGAACCGGCTGGCGAATCAATACATATGGTGCTTGTAAGAGATGATGGCTCATGGATTCAGCCAAGAACCATGATGCACTGTTTTAATGTTATTCATCACAAGCTTGGCTTCACTGAGCTTGATTTTCATTCTCTCCGGCACACACACGCTTCTAATTTACTTGCCAAAGGAGCTGATGTTAAATATGTACAAGAGCGTCTGGGACATAAAAATGTAGCAACCACTCTTGATATATACGCCCATGTCACAGAAACCATGCGTGAGCGCAACAAGGACATATTAAATACACTATAACAAAAAGGCATCTGTACACACATATCATTGTACACATTAAATCCTAATGTGTACAAAATGTGTACAAATGCCTTTTTTCAATGTGTACACATTAAAATTGTACACATATCAAAATCGTAAAACTTAGAATTTACCGTTCTTAGCAGCTTCCTCGATAGAAACAGCTACAGCTACAGTAGCACCAACCATAGGGTTATTACCCAACTTTGAAATCAAATTTTTACAATTTATTTGTGTTTATTATCATGCTGTTTTTATCAGCATTTATGCAGGTTTAAGGGCTTTACATATTTATATTAGATTATTCTGATTTATTCTAAATCAACATTATTTAATCCATATTGTGTACAAAATGTGTACACTGTTTCATTGTACACATTTTGACTGTCTTTCTACCTATTTATATATGTTATCACAATGCTGTTATATGTGCAATCCAGTATGATATACACTATTGTATAAGCGAATAATTAGTTGGGAAGTCTTAACTCCATACCTGCATAAAGCATATCATCAAGTGTCATTCCATTATGCTCTGCAAGTTCTGCTGCTCTGCCTTCATCTCCAAGGTAATCTCTTGCAATCTGGCAGAAACTTCCTCCTGATTCTACAACTGCCACTCTTTCTTCTGCATCCTGCGGTGTTTCCTCTGCCGGCTCTTCCTCATTTCCTGCTGGTGTATCATCTTTAGAAGAATAATATTTAGCTTCCATGGCCGCCTGATAGTCTGCATAATTGTATCCTGCAGCTTCCAGTTTCTCTCTACGCTCATCACCATTACCATATTCTCCGCGATAAATTGCATCAATTACATCTTCGTCTGTCTGATCATCTGATTCTATTGATTCATCCTCATTACTTATATCTGAAACACCAACAAGCTGATTATATACTTCATCTCGCATAATGTCGTAATCGACTCTTGTTCCATCATCAAGATGATGGTCACTTGATTCCTGAGACATAGCAAATTTATCATCACAGATTTCTCCATCATCATTCCAGTGGGCTTCCCATATAAGTGCACCATGTTCAATAAGCTCATCTACATTCATATAAGTATTAAGCCAGCTATGACTAGCATAGATTCCTTTAGCCTTAATATCTGCCAGTTCGTCAAGCCAAGTAATAGCCAAAGCCTGTGTACTATAATAATCAATGCCATGTCTTTCCTTATATCCGTCAGCATCCTCTATATCAAGAAATACCCCTATAGGATTGCTCTTGTTATACCACTCTCTGACATGAGCTGCTTCACTTCTCGACTGCTCGTTATCAGCTGCATACTGGTATAAATACAGTGCATAAGGTATATTTCTAGCTTCGCACTCATTTATATATGTCTGAGCCATTGTGTCACACTGGCTACACTCGTTATCATCTGAACTTAAATCATCACCATATCCACAACGAATGATCACAAAATCATAATTAGTTTTAATATAGTCAAAATTAATATCCCCCTGATAGCTACTTATATCTATTCCTTTTCTCATAATTAAATCCTTCTTTCTTTATATTAAGATTCAAAAAGGAAGGCTGTTACACCTTCCTTAAATAATAAATATTCTTGCTCTAAGTATCATTTTTTTATCTGTTTATATGCCTGATTAACACCCGTTGATGCAAGTCCTGACACAATACCAACTGCAATTGCATTCATAATGTCATTTGCAGGAAAATCAGGAATAACAAACATTCCTACAGCTCCTAGAATGCCACCTGAAACACCTACAATGACAGGAATGGCTTCATCTTTAACCTGCTTAACCTGCTTTGCTGCAGTACCAATCAAATAAGTAATAACCACAATTGCAAGGACGGTTCCCATCTGTGTAATATCCATTTTAATCACTCTTACCCTTTCTTCTCTAAATCTTCTATTCTGTGATTGGCGACCTTAATCTTTTCCTCCTGAAGCGCGGTCAATTCTTCAAGCTTAAATGTTCTTTCAATAACATTGTTATGCTTATCAACCCGTTTTGTTAATTCAGACAGCTTATAATCAATCAATGCTATTGTTTTGTTGTGCATTACATAATTGTTCACCAAACAAACAACTAATGTAACAACTGCTGTTATAATAGCCTCATTCATGCCTTCTCCTTTCTTTTTAAATTTTAATATTAAAAAAAGCACCTCATTTTGAGATGCTTTAATCAATTATTTTTTTGAATGATAAATTACCATTTGTTCTAGGTATAAAAGCAAATTTGCCAAGCTGTAAGCTGTTCGTATACTCACCATCCGTAACATACAGCTTCCTATTACTGAAATATGCAACTTCTGTATTGTTCTGAAAAAATGATATCCTGTCATTTGAAATTTTCAGTGTAAGTTCACTGCCTGCTTCTCCCAATACAATATTGCCATCAACAAACCTTATGTACTTGCTAATCTCACGAAATCTTGTATCAGCATTGTTAGATACATCATCAATATTCTTAGTAAGATTATTAAATTGCATCTCAAATCCTTTTGCTGTATGTTCCAGAGAGGAACTTATAGCACCCACAAGATTATCTGTTGCATCTTTAGCGTAATAGTTTTCTGACATTGTCTGCTTTAAGCTTTTTTCAGATGTACTTATATCTGCTGTAAAACGCTGTTCAAGCTGTGTGATTGTACTCGACATATCATTAACCACAACCCATGCTGAACCATTCCACCGCTTTAAAGTTGGTGGATTTACAGATGTATCTAACCACATATAGGTTTTATCCGCTGGCTCAGCGTCGCTTTGGATTGCTGCGTCCTTTCCGCGCTCTCCTATCATGCCGACACAATAAGCAACACTTGAAGTATTATCTGTATAGATTGTTTCTGTTCTCGTCCACAGATATTGCCCAGCACTTACAACAGGTATTGTTGTTAGCCATGTTCCTGAGGGAATAACAGTTCCGCTTGAAGATGCCTGATATGTAACCGTTGTTGAGCTGATACCTTTTCCGTCTTTACCTGGCTGTCCTGGTTGTCCTGCCAGTCCATCTTCCCCTATTCTGCTTATAGAATAACTGGTAGATGTCGTTTTATCTGTGTACGTTATAATTGTTCGGGTCCATAAATACTGCCCTGGTAATGTTTGTGGAATATCCGTGGACCATTCACCTGTCGGCACATCTACACCAGACGTACTTGCCTGATACGTTATATCTGTTGTATCAATGCTTTTACTATTCAGCTTAATATTCGTAACTTCATTTCTGACTGTTTTAACATACTGATTAAGCTGCTCCATCTGTGATAACTGCTTATCCGTTAATGTCTTATATGTTGTTCCTAGTGTAAGCTTAGTGTTTTCAGGTTTAAGCAATTCCCGTGTGAGCTGCTTTACAATAAAATTCTGATTCTGAATAGAATGTGGCTTTGTGTTTACCTTGACATATCTGCCAATCCTAAAACTGTTTACATTTGCCACCTCTCCATCTATGGTTGCACCATTCAGGTCGGCAGCATTTACCGAAATAGAAGCTGTAAACTGTGCCATATTGTCAATGTATGCCTGTCCTTTGGTCTTAAGATTAGATGGAAGTGTTACATCATCCCAAGTGTTGGTTGTAAAGATATAACCATACTTATCCACAGCTTCTGCGTTATACACAAAATCAACATTGTTATTAACATCCTTGATTGTTAATCTCTCACCAGTCTCATTGCCCTGCTCATCTTTAAGCTTATATCCAAGAGGAATAAGAGCTGTTGCAAAGTTTTCTGCCTTAATGTTCTTTTCTAAATCAAGCAGATTCTTTCCAAACTCTATCACCTGATTACTCAACACTTCAAAATCCGCAAGGTAATCAATGTAATTGCCATCTGCTTCATGGCGCACCCACAAATGACCGCCAAGATGGTCAATAAGCTTTGCATTTAACTCATCCCATGTACTTACATAGTCGCTATTAGACCTTACTATGTAATCATTCGGATCTGTTACGGTTATATTGCCGACCTTAAACTGCCTTGCTTCATCTACCTGTGCATTATGGTTATTAATATACTGTGTAAACAGCTCTGCAGGTGTTCCACTTTGCCCTTCAGCAGGAAAGGAATACGGTCTTTGAATAGAGTCCAACAAAAAAGCAAGTTCCCCTTCACAAGAAACCTGCTTTTCATTATAGAAACCTGTTTTTTCATCATAAACCCTGCCCCTGAACAACGGCTCTTTTATTCCATCTTCATACACAGTTATGATAGATTTCATTTTTTCTATGAAATTGTAATAAGGATGGTCAGGATAGATGGTAAATGTGAAGGAACCCACCTTGTTATCCTCCTGACTCACCTTTGGATTAATAAGCTTAAGCTGTTCCAATGATGTATCTAATATCCGCTTATCATCACTAAATGCGGTTATTCTCATCACAACCCCCCTTCCTGATATGTGAAGGTGATATTGCCTGTTCCTGTTACTGTTACAGTATTATTTCCTTCTACAAGCTCCAATGTAGGGATTGTAAAAGTTCCTGCATTAACAATTGTTGATGTGCCGCCAAATGTTATTGTCATTGAAGCTGTTGTTGTAATGGAAGGAACTACCTTTTTCCTTGAGTTAACAAGAATAATAGATGCTGAATCATTAACCACCTGTGTTACAACTGTCGGCAGCTCCTTGTACTTCCACGGTTCACATGTACATTCAATACTTATCTGACCAATGTTTTTATTTTTAGATAAAGCTGATACATCCAGCCTTCCTACATAATAATATTCTGGATCATCATCAAGCACAATCTTCATTCTTTTTCCATGAAGAGTATTCAATATGCTTGAATACAGTTCCAAAAAATCAGATTGATTCACTATTGTATTGAAGCTGAATGACAAAGTCCTGCTTTTGTATTTAGGTTCACCAAAATACTCTGTATAATCAATCATTCCATGTGCGCCATCAACATCAACATAATTGGTCTTAACCGTAGCACTTCCAATCTCTTTTTCTGTTAATATTAAATTAAAATCATCATAAGAATGATAACCACCAAATGTTACACCAATCATATTATTGTCCTCTCCTGCTTGCT